TTAAAATCTCTCCACTTCACTTGACAGAAAGCTAGCAACTGCTCACAACCAGTGTGTACTGCACCCATCCGGAGCCCATGCTTCACGCTCAGCATCCCTTCAACCTCATTACGGTTTCTACCCCAAGGATGAATCTTATCGAAAACTGATTGTTGATACTCCGCAAACCTTTTCTCCGTCTGCTTGAAATGCAAGGCCTTTTCGCCTTGTCCATTCACAAAATCACGAGAAAGCACTTTCGCGGCAAGAACACTGAGATCATATGTCCACACACCTGCTTCCCGGCAGAACAAGTAGCTGCAAAATTCAGGCACCGTCTCGACGCACAACTTCGGTTGCACCCCGAGAACGCGTTTGCAATTTGTGAAAGTAGCATCGAAATTCACAATTGGGCCATCACTGGCAACCAATGAATCATCCCCTTTGAAAGCAGCACCAGAAACTTGATCCATGTCGAAACAAGCAGCCACAATCGCCATAGTCAAAATGGTGTTGGTGAGCAACGTAGCAGGATCACCTGACGTCTTCTGAGGACCATTCAGGTAGGCTGAACATTCGGAGTAAACCCGAGGATCCTGTCGAATGAAGTAGTAAATTTCAAGAGCTGCTTCAAACGGACAGATGCTTGACAGAATGGCATGTTCTAGCTTCTGCGATAACAAGTTCTGAGAGGCATCAAACTGAGGCATATCCATGCAATACCCATGGGTCCATTGGCTCCAGCCATTGAGTGCTTCTTGAATTTGATCATCATTCATGCTGTTCGCCCAAACGAACTTCTCCTTCAGACTGGAACGCAGCTGAGCCTCAATCGCTCGAAAGAACGTGCAGAACGCACCATTCAACGCTGTATTCCAAGCTTTAATGGACTGCCCGGCTTTATCTTCATAAGCGGCTTGCTCTCCGCGAATTTTCCGAATGGTCTTAAGATGCTCCTTGATCACAGCTTCGGCCCACGTTAAAGTTCCACCCTTGAAATTGTTATCAAACACAGCGGGGTCACGGAACTTCACGTCGTACTTATTGTAGACGGCACACATTGACTCATGAAATTGCGTAGCCACATCGAGAAAATCAAACTTGGATTTGGAAAAACATTTCCAAAAACGAGAGGAAAAGTCCGGTGGAATGTCCATGTCAAATGCCACAGTCTTATCAGGCCTCATGGTCCGCTGGATCATGGTCTTGAAACTCTGATCTCGGCTGCTGACACGGAACGTATTCCCATACCGGGTCTCAAGCAAACTTTCCTCTTCCCATTCAGGTTCGCCTTGCAACTTCGACGTGTCAACTCGCATCTTTGGCATGTGATTGGCAGCAGGAATTCTGGCAGTGATCGTGCGAGCCTCAGTGGCGTTACTAGAGCCCCCATCTGGGTTCAACAGGCCCTTAAGCAGCTGTTTGTCGAACTTGGGCACAGGAGGCCAAAACACCGGCCTGGCATTAATATGCTCAATTTCAACGATCTTCTGTTCAACAGGGCTCTGAACAACATTTGTCATTTGCTCTGACAACATTTGGATCTCGGAAACCAACCAGCCGTTCTGATGGAAAGGCAAATCCACGCCTTCCAACTCAACAATGTTGACGTGCTGACTGGATCGAGAAAGGGCTACGATGACAAGTTCACGCTGACGCAGCAAACCCAAATCATTCTTACCAATGAAAATGTTGTGAGCTCTGCCATTCGACCCTTGACTCCCGGCGACAGTGTAAACACCACTAATCCCACGTTGAGTTAACCAATGCATTGTGGCACTCGAGAAAACTATGTTCAAAGTCGTTCCGCTTAGCAACTTCGGCCACTTAGTCCTAGTAATCTTCGTCTCATGGGAGGAACCGACGATGTCATAGAGAGCTCGTCCTTCCCGAAGTTCTTTACAAATATTTTCGCCGAGCCGGAATGAACGATTAGAGAACAGCACATCACGAAACAAAGACATGTGAAGCTTGATCTGTTGCCCACAAAATATCATTCCGTATTCATCACGCCAATTGCATTGATTCACATCGCCGATCAGCCAGAACTCTGCATGCGGCGCCATGGCAAACAAAGTGATTATGTACGAAAGAGGCATAGAGAAACACTCATCAACGTAAATTCGCCGACACCGGGCAAGATTGAATTGCTTTCGATTGAGAGCTTGCGCCCAAGTTCTCGCTGCAATATCTCGGTGAGGAATCATAGTCCGTTCGTGGATCTTATCTCGGAACTCCTCAAAAGTCTTGTTCGTAGAAACAATATAGGCATCCTGCTCATTGTCAAAATCATTGACAGCACAAGTAGTTTTACCGCCGCCGGCCACAAAGTTCTTTACTCGAACATTGATTTGGGTGATATCCTCTGGAAATACCAACATCTTCATGTTGTCGGCGATCATTTTATTCTGTTCACACCAGGCTCCACCTTGATTAGCATAATCATGCTCACCCTGCTTCGCAACAGCAAGGTAGTTGTTGAACAATTCTTCTGCATCGTGTTGCTTGATGCGAAACGATGCATCAACGTTGGCGTGATACTGAGATTGCTCCATGCAAATCGAGTGGCCTTCAGCATCCATGACACCACGAGTTTCAGTAACCAATCGTTCACCGCGTTCACCTCCAACTTGCACGGAAGCAACCACAGGCGAGGTGTCCTCCAAAAACAACGGCTGATCCGGCCTTGGGAGCGGTGCCCCAACTGCTAAACAAGCGGCACCGACGGCGTGCGTGAACGCATTTTGAGCTTTAACGTACGAGAACCATGGGTCAGAATTCACACTAGCTGCAGCCCAAACAGAAGCCATAGTTTCAGCAGGATGAATCCATTCATCAGACAATGAAAAAGATGGGTCAACTTCCGGCAATAAAGCAGCAGGCACAACAGCAGCACTAGCCGCAACGACCGCATCAGCAAGAGATGTGGGCAATGCATCAGCCTGAACGGGTTCGACGGGTTCAGCAGCAGCGATCTCCGCGACCAACAGCTCTGCCAACACTGCGTCTTCATCAAGCACAGGTGCGGCTAGACCTGAACACAAATGGCACCTGCCATGCAACGGTCCGGACCAGCCGTGAGCATCGAAGGAGGCACAAGCGTGCCACTCTGAACTCGTAATGTCATGCTCAACACAATGCTTGACTGTACACGGCCCATGGAACCGCCACGTGTTGAATGTGATTTCCGACATTTCCGTTTCTTCTTTCATCGGCCCGATCATTATGTCCATCGGCGGTGCTGACGGCACAAACAAAGGTACGCCGGGTACAATCGGTATCTTGGGCACAACTTTCGGCAGTTCTAGTGGGGCCAAAGGACCAGCAACAGGTACTGCAGCCAAAGGCACAGGCTTAGAAGCAACCGCCGGAGGCAGTGAAACCACCACCGGAGGCAAGAACAATGCAGGGCCAGGGGCAGCTCGAGGAATGGGCGGACCAAGCAGCCCAACAGATAAGGGCGAAGGCCCCGTACTGTGCGTATACACGCAGTCTGGAGTAGATTCGAAATTGCGGTAAATGGCTTCAAGAAGCCTCGGATATTCGTGAGATCCGCCCAGCCAATTTTTGAAAGAATTCCACTTCCGATGGAACCAACCGAGCCCCTCTCCCCCTGCCTGCGCGTGATGCAACACATCAAGCATATGGTCAAAACCAACTTTACGCTCCAATGTGGCATGCATGATCGCAAAGAGAATCGTGTTCATCCACTGCTTTGTGCTAATTGTCCACGTTTTCTGTGCAGTCC